GAATTTCAGTTTCCAGGTCTCTGGATTGTCTTTGGTATTCAGTAATCTTTGTATTGTTTGTTGAAATGTCATAATTGAGTGACGTTATCTGCTTAGAGAGCTGCAGAAACTTTGTCTCTTTTTCCTGTTCTTCAGTTATAGAAACCTTAAGTTCTTTGTATGCCGAATTTATTTCTTTTACTTTGGACTCAATCTCTCCAATTCTATTTACACGAAACTCCTCTTCTATTGCCTGATCACAGGTAGGGCAAACCGTATTATCATTAAAAAATTTATGTTCGTTCGTGATAGTTTGTATCTTTTGTTCCAGTTTTGCCTTGATAGAATTCATCTTCTTCAATGCGTCAGAAGAGGAACCGAAAGATTCGAGTTGTGGTTGATACTCTTCCACAATCTTTTTAGAAAGTTCACTATTTTTACTCACGAGTTCGTCAGCAAGATCCAATAGTTCGGAAACTTTTGATTCTTTCGATGCAATATTCGCCTTACCTTTCTTATCGAGATTGTCAATGAACTGTTTTTGCATGACAATTTTTTCTTCCACCATGTCCCTCTTGATGGAAAGTTCTCTGATAATTTCATTGGCGCTTCTAATTCTCTCTTTGAGGAGAGATCCCATACCAGAGAAGATACGAATATCCAGAAGATCCTCAACAATGTCCCTACGATTAGCAGCAGACAATTGCATAAAGGGAACGAATGTTGCAGACCCCAGGATGACCGTCTGAGTAAAAGACTTATAGTTTAGTTTAAGAATGTTCTCTTCGAGTGACTTCTGTTGATCAGTTGTTGCAGAGGACTGATCTTGAAGTTTGCCGTCGATATGAATTTCAAACCTATTGGGTTTGATTCCACGAACTACTTTATATTGTTTGTTAGAAATATCAAATTCAATCTCAACCAGACAGTCTTTCTCATTAACACTGTTTACAAGTTGAGTCTTACTAATTTTTCTAAATGGTTTGTTATAAAGAACAAACGTAAGAGCATCTAGAATGGTTGACTTTCCAGCACCATTAGTTCCAACGATCAGATTGGTATTCGATTTTGTAATGTCAATCTCAGTGAATACATTTCCAGTAGAAAGGAAATTACGCCATCTAATCTTCTTGAATATAATCATATGGTGGAAACACTATATCGTCAGTAGATATAATCACATACTTGTAATTATACCTGTTACAGGCCTCAATTGCAACCTCATCGTCAATTTCAACGACATTTAAGTTTAAGTAATCATCTGCCTCTAGAAGACCTGCATATCTAGAAGCATCATCTTCGTCCTCAAATAAGTATAGTGCCTTATCTCCATCATCATCTTCTAATGCGTAAGCTCCTTCACTTTCGCCTTCTTTTCCGTCTAGAGATAAGATATACATACTTACTCCATTTCGCACGCTTCCTGATAAACTTCTCGAAGAAGTTGTTTTACTCTATCCTTCTCCAACTCGAAGTCAGAGTCTTCGATGTATTTATCCAAAAGTGTTAATGTATCTTCAATTTTCTCTCCAGTGAAGTCAACCTCAGAGTCATTAACTTCAAGATTCTCAACAATCTTCAGTTCAGCAACATTTGAAAGAAGGAGTTTCTCTACAAACTTATCGTACTTGAGTTGATCAGACTTTTTGCGAACAATCAGTTTTACAATTTTACCTTCGTAAAGATGTGCCTTGAACAACTGATGTGGAGTATCCTCATAGTAGATCTTATCGAACATCGTATAAGGATTCTCAATGAACTCTAGTTCATAGGTTTCCGTATCAAAGATACTGAATCCCCTCTTATCATTACAGTCATTCCAATACAACTGATAAGGATTGCCTAGGTAATAAATCTGACCATCATTACTACGAGTATGATAGTGCCCAGAGAATACTAGATTGAACTTATCAAAGAAGGACTTATCAATACCACCAGGTTGTGTGTATCCAGGATACAATGCAAATCCATGAATCTCAAGATGACCAAAAGCAATCTTGGACTTTGACTTTTTAATTTTAGTTTCTGTTTCCTCTTGGTTGTCTGCACAGATCCAAGGAATCATGAATGCTTTAAATCCATCAATGTCGTGATCACCAGGACTAGAAATAGGAACAATATTGTCGTAGTAATCAAGAAGACAATCGATAGAATTTACTTCATTAGTATTCTTATAGTAAGCATCATGGTTACCAACCAGTTGCCAAACTTTTACATCTAGATCTCTGAATCGATCATAGACATGTTTCTTTGCCCAATCGAGAGACCAGTAATCAATACTCTTGCGATTATCAAACGCATCTCCCATATGAACGCAGTGCTTGATTCCCCTCTCCTCTAGAGTAGGAAAGAAAACATTGTCATAGAATTGTTGAAAGTAATCATGAAAAAACTTACTCCCACGGCGTCCACCATAGTGAGTATCAGTGATAATCGCAATCTTCATTATTGATTCATTTTAGACTGGACTGCATCTTTGATGCCATTATATTCGAATGCATTACCGTAGTCATCATCTACAGTGAAAACTTCATCATAACCAGACTTCTCAATGATCTTGGTTCTGATTTCCATTTGCTTTTTCTCCTTCTGAATACGACGGAGGAAAGCATAGTGAATAATTTGCGTAAAGTAAGCAAATGGATTCGTGGATTTCTCTGGATTGAAGTTGTGAATATATTGTACGCAGTTTTCAATGCCGTCGCAGATCATGTCCTCACGGAACATGTAGTTGACAAAGTTTGGTTTGTAAGAAAGGTGCGTGGCAATCTTCAGAAAACATTCACCAAGATAGTTTGTAATCCTTGGTTTTGGTTCACCTGCTGCTTCTGCTGCCTCTACATCTTTTTTGTACTGAACAATTGCATACAAAAATTCTTTATTGTTTACATAGTGTTCAGATCTCTTTCTGGTTTTTCCTGGTGGCATACCATAAGTCCTCGTTATTGTTCCTGTTGGTTACAATACTAACACATAAACAATTTAATTGCAACTTGACACGGCTGTCCAAAGCTCATATAATAACTCTGTCAGAGTTCAAAACAATTACTCTTTAGCTTTGCTTCTATAGATCTTTTCTAAGTAAGCTCTTGCTTCTTTAACAGAAGTTTTGTAACCCATTCTTTCGGACACCTTTCCCTTTTCTGAGGAGGTGTTATTTTTTTGTCTAACAAACTTCATGTAAGAATCAACAACTTCAGACTCTTCTGTTGCTTCTACTACAGTAATGACTTTATCCATAGGGACAATTACGATGCCTTCTTTAGAAAGACATCTAATCCAAGGAATCATTCGCAGACCTTCTACAGGACCAAGAGAAACTGTTTCAATTTCAACAGGATCACTGAGAACTAAAACTGTTCTACCGTTTTCTTCTACAGGAAGAATTTCAGCAAAGATCTCTTCTCCAGAAATTAATTTTATTGATCCGTAAAATTCTTCTTCCATTATTGCTTTAGTTTAATCTGATGGAATTCATAGTTAAAGTTTTCTTCGTTATAGACCTTAATTCTTTCAATTAAGTGATTTAGTGTATAGTTCTTTTTGGAATTGTGAGTGCAATCATCTGCAATATCATAAAGCATTGCTTTTGATTTGTTATTTCCTTTTCTTAGAACTCTTCCGATTGATTGTAGATTTCTGATTCTTGATTTACTTGGAGAAGCAAACACTACATTGTGTAAGTTTTTAATATTAATACCAGTTGAGAATGTTCCATATGATGCCACAATGATTGCATCTTCTTCTTTTTCAGTAACTTCTCTAACTAGTTCTCTCTCTTCGGCATCTACACCGCCATGGACATAGAATAGTTTCCTTTCGGATCCAATAGAATTATTTATTAGATCATAAATGACCTGTCCATGAGTCTCCACTCTACTGTATAAAATAAGAGTGTTACCTTTCAGAGATAAAGCAAGGTTCTTGATGAAATTATTTCTCTGTTCATGGGAGATTAGATATTGAATTTCATCCTCATACTTCTCAAACTTCTGTGGTGGATGCTTTAGTAAAAGAACTCTAATGTCTAGTTTGGAAAGGTGACCTTTATCAATAAGATCTTTAGTTTGTGTAATCTTATAACTTGGACCAAATAGTCCTTCTAGAACCCACTTATGTGTTTGTGATCCATCGAGAGTTCCAGTAAATCCATATCTATATTTTGTATCTCTCAACTTGGTCATAATGCCAATGAGTGACTTGGATTTAAACTGGTGTGCTTCATCACCAATAACTACATCAAATCCATCAAAGAACTTTTTATCTAACTTGTAGATTGACTGCCAGGTTGTAATCGTTACAGGATTCTTATTTGTTCTCTCTCTACCAGAGTAAATCTTATGACAGTATTGTTCAGCATTCCAACCATAGTCCTCAAAGTCTTTGAACATTTGTTCTACAAGTGAGGTTGTTGGAACGACAAGTAAAATCTTTTTATCTTGTTCTGTAAAGTATCTGACAATCGAATAGATCATCAGTGATTTTCCAGATGCCGTTGGTGATATTAAGAGTCGTCTGTTGTACCTCAGAGCGTCGTAGACACCCTCCACCTGATAGTCTCGGGGTGAATGTCTAGAGATGGATGTCATGTAGTCCTTAACACCCTCTATGGACACCATATCGTTATGTTCGAATGGAGTTCCATAGAACTTGTTATCTTCAAATGTAACGGTATACCCAGATTTTTTTGCCCATGCAACAACCTTGTCCAAGAGACCAACGTAGATCTCACCAGTTGCAGTTGAGTATAGACGAATCTTTCCATCCCAATACTTACTTCTGTATTGAGGCATAAATTTTGCACCAGGAACATCAAATGTAAAATGATCAGATAGTTCCTGATTAACGTATGGTTCCGCTTGAATCTTAAGGTATACTTCGTTCTTTTTTGAGATAACTAAATCAGTCATAACCTCTAATAAACCTCTGCCATTCGATAGCATTCTTCACTTGATAAGTCCTATTCAGAATTACCTTGATAATACTTTCCAAATAAGAAAGCATCATGTCGTAGTATTCCATCTTGGTAACACATCTGATGAGTTCATCATCTGCATCAAGATATTTGTCTAGGTCTGCTTTTAAAACCTTGTAATCAAAGGGGTTGTTTATATACACATCTGGGTGTGCCTTACCTGTGTAGTATTCCCACTTTTCTTTTTTTAAAACTTTGTACTTGTTTTCTTGTCCCTTTTTCAGCAACAAAATATTATTAAAGATCTTATAATATTTCGCATGAAGCGAAGGGATTTTAGTTGATTCGGTATGCAATTCATCATTATCAATCTTTGAGTCTTTCTCCCAAAGTTCTTGAATCATCTCAAGATTCATACACCAAACTCTCCACGTTGAAAATAGTATATTTAAAAGTGGCTTCTGCCATAATATAATTTATATCAGTTTCTTTAGCGTCAAATTCAACTGGGGTCAATGACACTGGGAACATATCTTGGAAGGTTACCTTGGCAATTTCTCTGAAGTTACTGTTGTAAATAATCAGAGTTCCATCTGAGAATTGATTCAACAATCCATCTTCCGTTAGATCTAGATGTTCCTGAACACTTTCTGGATATCCCAATCCTCTCATCCAGTCATGAATTTCTAGATAGTTTTCTAGATTCTCGTCAATCATGAACTGAATACTGAAATCTCTATACTCCAGTTTGTCGCCAGGTACTGGAATATTTTTCAGATATGTGGATTGAATTGCAACACCTAGATCAATACCAGGAATTCCAGTAGAGTTTGAAAAGAAATCTACCTTTGGTGCTTTTTGGAGATTGAACTTGAACCCGACAGGGGAAAGAAAGTTCCTATTCTGTATTTGTTTTTCCCAAACAGAAGATTTGGGTTGTTTTCTAACTGCCATGATTGTTCAGGAATCTCCATTAGTATTTAGCTTTATATCAGCAATCATTAAATACACTACCAACTTCAGAACCGATTTCAGAGCCCATCTTCTGACCTAAGAGTAGTGCCCATCCAGATGCCAACCAACCAACATAAGGAATATTAGAGACTGCTGGAACAATTAAACCTGCACTAATTGCGGTTCCCGCCATCGCACCTTGACTCCGTGCTCCAGCGTCCGCCACGATGCACTCTTCGCTTTTCGCACCT